CACTTGAGCACGTCGTCCGCGAGCTTCTGCGGTGCACCGCCGTAGAGCAGGAAGCCAAAGTTGACGGTCTTCCCGTTGTCTCGGCTCGTCTCCATCGCGTCAGCGGTACGCTGGTGCAAGTCCTTTCCGTTCAGGAACGCATCGAGCAGCGTGCCGCCGCAGTACTCCGCGAAGTAGCGCAGCTCCACCTGCGAGTAGTCGGCGCTGACGAAGGCGTAGCCCTCTTCGGGAATGAACGCCTCGCGCACGAGCTTCGCGTACGTGCCGCGCGCCGGCTGGTTCTGGATGTTCGGGTTCGACGACGACAGTCGTCCGGTGACGGTGCCGAAGTGGAAGAGGTCCGGGTGCAGTTTCCCGTCCCGCCACTGGCGAGCCTCCTCGACCAGCTCATCGGAGTAGGTGCTAACGATCTTCGCAACCTCTTGATATTCCAAGCGAAGTTGGGCTAGCCGCTTGCCGTCGCCCTTCCCGTTCTTCGCGTTGTACTCCATGACCTTGCCCTCGGTCGAGAAGGCCGCGCCACTCTTCGTCCTCCCCTTCGGTACCCAAGTCCCTTCCAGGAACAGCTCCTGCAGTTGCTTGGAGCTGGTGATCTTGATATCGGGTACGAGCTTCGTCCACTCCGCGAGGATGCGCTCCTGCTCCTTGCCCGCGACACTCGCCAAGTCGGTGAGCTTGTCGTAGTCGATGCGCATGCCTTGGCGCTTCATGTCCGCGAGCGTGTGCGTGAACGTGCACTCCTCCACGAACCAGTCCCACAGGCCCTTCTCCTCGATCTGCGGAACGAAGTGCTCCGCGAGGTCGAGCGCGTTGCGCGAGTCCCAGCCCGCGTAGAACTTGACGTCGTTCCCGCACTTCCCGATGATGGCCGGGTCGTACGGGGGCACCTTGCGGTCGAACAGCTCCTCGACCAGGCCCTTGAGAGCGATGCCCTTGTTCTTGCCGGTGATGAGCCACACCGCGATCATCGTGTCCATGAGACCTTCGAGCGGGAAGCCCAGATCCGTGAACGTGAAGTGCTCCGCCTTGGCGTTGTGCGCGTAGACGCGGTTCTCGCGTGCGATGTCCTGCAGCACCTTGCAGACCCGGTCGAGGTCGCGGAAGGCGATGTTGTTCCCCTTGTGCCGGATGGGCAGGTAGTAGTTGCGGCGCTTGAACGACAGCGAGATGCCGAGCCCTGTCGAGTAGCTCAGGTTCACGAAGTCACGACCGCGCAGGCTCGCTCCGGCAAACTCCGTGTCGAGTCCGATCTTCCCGTCGTGCTTGTCGAGCAGTCGCAGGATCGTGTCGGCCTTCAGCGGTGTGTTCGCGAGCGTGACGTTCAGCGGTGCATACGCCGGCCCCTCGTCGGGCTGCAGACCTGCAGCGTCCTTCCCGATCGGGAAGAAACAGGCGTCCGGTTCGATGTCCGCTTCCACGGCAGGCCGGCGCTCGATGATCCTCATCGCCCGTCTTCTCCGTCCCAGGGGTGTGTCTTGTCTTCGAGTGCGACGTCGCTGTTGTAGCAATCGTCGCAGCGGAAGCGTCCGTCCTGGTACTTGCCGTAGGCGAGCCGCCAGTCACCCTTCGCCTCCTGGTAGCGCTTGCCCGGCTCCGTTGTCGGGAGGTACTCGCCGCACTCGTAGCAGCGCTCCTCGTTGTCGTGCATGACCTGACAGACGATGCTACAGAAGGTGTTCCCGGCCTTGTTCAGGAAGGCGACGTCGCACGCCTTGATGGTCTCTTGGCAGCTCGGGTTCGCACACTTGCATCGCGCCTCGTTGGCGTCGTAGTTGTAGTAGCGCGCCTTGATCCTCTTCGAGGCGTCGTCGTCCCCGGCGATGCGGTCCGGGCCCGGCTGCACGAACCGCTCGGCGGCGGCCTCGTGGGCCAGCTCCTCGATCACGCGGTTCAGGTACCAGGCTGCCTTCTTCAGGTCTTCGAGCTTCTTGCCCTTGTAGTCGCAGCGGCAAACGTACTTGATCACGTTGGCGAGACGGAAGTCGTCCTTCGCGTACGTCTCAATGACGTCGATCACTTCGATCCCGTTCTGGTTGTAGTGGCTCGGGTTGTTCACGGGGTCACTCATTGATCTTCTCCAGCTCGTCAAGGGCCTCTTCGAGGCGGCACCAGTCGTCCAAGAGGGTCACGGGAATGTGACCGTACTGACTAAGCGACTGAACCGAGGGGAACCGGGCCACGACCCGACGTGCCGCATCGAGCGCTTCCTCTGTCCTTAGTTTCTTGCGCAGCCTTTTGTTCATCGGTTCAGCTCCTCAGCAAAAATAAACGGCTTTTGTCGAGAGCCTGTACTCGGTAGGATTTCCGCGGTTACCTACACCGGTGTTTATGAATCGTCCCGGTCCAACGATACCTGGGCAGCTATCCCCAGGCGTGGTGGACGTGGGAGGAGTTGAACCTCCCGTAGGGCTTTCCCCTACCGCGATCACCTTGACGTCCTACCAGCCCAACGGTGCGGCTGGTCTTAGCCCTTCGCCTTCGGGCTGCGCTCGACGGCGTGCCAGAAGGTGGCATTGATGAACGACTCGGAGACGTCCACCAGAATCTCCTCGCCATCGGGGGCGAGGAACTTGCAGGCCACGAGCTTCGCGCGAACGGGAACCTCGACCTCACCGCGTTGCGTGGTGATGGTCTGCGTCTTGTCGGTGTCGACCTCGATCAGAATCGAGGCGCTGCCCGGGTAGTCCTCGTCGCCGAGCACCACGCCAAAGGCGTCGTAGGAGTAGCCTTCCCCGCCCTCGTTCTTCGTCGCGAGGCTTAGGGATGCGTATCGGGTCTTCTTCTTGTTTGCCATTAGAAACTTCCTGCTTTCTTGAGTCCACTCTTCTTACCGGACGCCTTGGTGCTTCCGGTGTTCTGCTTCGGTGCCGGTCGTGGCTTGCTGCCTTCGCCGGCGGTGAGGGGGTAGAGGCTCAGGCCCAGCGCTTGGCCGAGGCTTGAGGCTGCCCGCTTGAGGGCGTCCGTCACTGCTTCCGCAGCGGCGAAGTCCCACACTTCGTTCGCGCGACCGACCGAGACCTTCTCGAACTTCCCGGTGCGCTGCCTGTTCTCCCAGATCTCCTTCTCCAAGGTGCCGTGGCCGATCGCCAGGCCGTCCCGTGCAACCGTGCGGTCGCCGACTGAGACTGAGAGTCGCACGTGCGCAAACCAGCGCGCGGCGGCGGGGTCGTCGTTGATGGCGTACTGGTTCACCACCACGTACTGCCAGCCCAGGGGGCCGAACAGCTCGTTCAACGACTGCTTGACGTAGCGACCGGTGACGTAGGAGAGCCCCTTGCGCTCACTCACGAACTCCGGTCGGACGTCCTGTCGTAGCACTTCGGCGAGGGATGGACCCTTCGGCTCCGGTGCTTGTTGTTCTTCTTCGCTCATGTTGTCTCCCATTTTAGCAGCTCACCCAAGAGCTGTCAAGAACTTTTCTCCCTCGCGCAGCAACACCTCGTCCCATGCGGGGTCGCGCTCGATGATGAACGCGCGGAAGTCCCAGAACGAACGCCACTTCTGCGTGTCACCTCGCTTGACCGTCTCCGCGAAGATGATCGCGTAGTCCAGCTCCAACACGGAGAGCTGCGTCTTGCATTGAGTCACGTAGTACGCGGGTACCTCCTTCTGCCACTTGGTGGAAAGGCTCTTCTTACACTCCAGCAGAAACTGTACGTCGCGCTCCTTGATCACGTCGTGCAGGTACGGGAACAGCGTGCGGTCCTGGCTGAAGACCGCCTGCGGCTCGGCGTCCGGGTCGGGCTGGCCGAAGCCGTCCACGCTCGCGCCGATCCCGGGGAAGCGGTCGTTCACGAACAGGCCGTTCGTCTTCTTCACCATGCACCCCGCGGCGTACCCAAACTTGTCGATGATGTTCGACTCGTCGAAGCTGCCGTGCGCGATCGTCGTTTCCGTCTCGCGGTCGAACGTCTTCTCAACACCCTGCTTCCCGGCGAGCACTGAGTCAGGCCCATCCTCCCACCAGTCGGGTGTGTCGTCGAGCCACGAGAACACTTCGCTGGATGTGAGCAGGCTGCGCCTGGCTTCCTTCCATGCGGCTTCGTCCTCCTGCATGTCTGCTATCTGTTTGATGGTCATGGCGACAGGGTAGCACAGAAAAAAGTTGGTGTCAACCCTTGACATCACTTTTCTCGTCTGCTAAACTGGAACAAGTAGCGTTCAAACGGGAAAGCAGCATGAAGATTGAAGAGCAGAGTGACTAGTCGGGACAGGAAGGAAGTTGAAGGGTAGCATGAATATTCGTAGAGAGCAAACAGACGCCGCACCGCACCAATGCACAGAGTGCGGTGAGCCGGCGTACATCGGCTTCACCGGACCCGCGCGCTGCACCAACTGGCAGTGTTCCCGCTTCGACCAGAAGATCTGGGAGGAGCACGTCATGTCACTTCCCGACCCGGGTGACCCCGACCCGGACATCGAAGACGACGAGCCTACGCAGCCGAAGCTCTACTCCGGGCTCGACGCGTGGCTGCCCAAGATGCAGCGGCAGCAACCCGTTGATATTGATGCGGAAATCAGGAAGGCGCAGGTGGACATGATGAACGCCCGCACGAGCGCGGGGTGGCTCGATGCGTGCCGACGCATACGCAAGCTGGAGAAGTTGAAGCTGGAAGTGTACGCCAAGCTGTACGACGTGGAGAAAGCGATTGACACTGTCCCTGTCCCGTGCTATAATGTCGACAATGGATCTGAACAAGGACATTGAGTCACCGTGCCACCTGACCTCCGACTGGGGCTTCTACCTGGAGCTGGAGGATGGTATGACCGTAGGGGTCGGCACGTACAGCGACTACCGCGAAGGGCGGGCCCACGCCAACGCGGCCCTCAATGCAACACCGCGAGCCGTCGCGTGGCACGGGGAGCGCCTCTACCTACCGCTCACGAGCGAAGAGGAGATGGAAGCATAATGCCAACGGAAAGCGAACCGCTGGGAAGGCCAGCGATTGTACAAAACACTGGAGGACGACGAATGAGTTTCTACACCAAGATCACTAGCAAGTCCATCGACTTCGAGAAGGAGGACTTGGACGTCAAAGAGTTCATCAGCTTCTGTCACTTGACGGGGTTCGACAACGAGGAGTTGGCGGCGACCATTTTCACCGGAACCGGGAGAGCGGTCGGCCTCAACATCGACGAGCTGCGCGCGCTTCACACCGCCATCGGCGACACGATCGAGCGGATTGATGCCAAATGAGCGGGAAGTTAGGCAGCTCGGACTCCGTGCGGATGAAAGACCTCGTGGGGGTAGCGAAGCTGTGTGCTCTGTTACCGGTCGCCCTTGCAAGTGTCAGTCTCGGGGTCGGTGCGCAGCTCACCGTACGAGCGTGGACCACCTTCCAACGGCGCTTGTACACCGGCTCAAAACGCTCCGGCTCCACCTCCAGGTCTGCAAGGACGACTGCGACTACGCGCTCGACTTCGACGACCTCCATCGCACCTGGCCCCAGCCGGAAGTCCGTGACATCCGACGCAAGCTGGAGACGGCGGAGTCTCTACTGAAGGAGATCCTGGGGTGAAGTCTGATGTACTCAACGTCAAAGAAACCATCGCGTCTGCGGTGGACACTTTTTACCTCGACCGCGAGGGCTCCCCGGAGCTGGTACCTACTGGTCTCAAACCCCTCGACGAAGAGCTTGGAGGTCTTGGACCCGGCGCGTGTGGAATCCTGGCAGCGGCTACTGGAGTCGGAAAGTCTTCAGCCGTTCTGGCTGCCATGCTCGCGTCCCCTGTCAAAGTGGGCTGCGTGTCGATGGAGGATGGCCCGGACGTGGTTGGCACTCGCATGCTTGCGGCGCTTTCCGGCATTGATTCACTACGGATCCGTCGAAAGGCTCTTAGCAAGAAGGAGCTGAAGCGTGTTAACGATGTTGCAACCTCGAATCAGCTTGACCACATGTACTTCTCTTACAAGATCGGGAAGGGGATCGACGCGGTGGAGCAGGCTATTACTGCTCTCACCGACGTGGGGTGCAAGATGGTATGGGTCGACTACCTTCAGGAGATTCGAGGTCACGGCAAGGGTGATCGTCGCAACGAAGTGTCCGAGGCGCTCACGCGTTGTCACGGTGCCGCTGCGGACGGTGGGGCAGCGCTCATGGCGGTTAGTCAGTTCAGACGGCCTGCGCAAGACCTCAAGACCGGCAAGCCTCGGCCTGTCGGTATCCATCACCTCAAGGAGTCGGGCGACCTTGAGAACAAGGCGCGCATCATCGTGCTCGCAACGAAGCAGCCGTCGCCGGATGGTGAGCGCGTGAGGTTCAAGCTCGCGAAGTCCACCTACGGGGGCGAGTACGTGAAGTTCGATATGCTCCGAGATGAGTCGGGGACGCTGCGTCACGTACACTATTACACACCGACCGAAGGAGGATGGTAGCATGTCAGGGAAGAAAAGCAGGGACAAAGGCGCGCGCTTCGAGTTGTTCCTGGAGAAGGCGTTCCGCGCTTGCTTCCCGGACTCTCGGCGCATGGGGGGTACGCAGTCCCGCGACCCCAAGTACGCGGACGTGGAGGGTACTCCGTTCCGCATTGAAGCGAAGCACTGGGCGAAGCTGTCGTACAAGAACATCCAAGACGCGTTGAAGCAGGCGACTGAGAACGCGAAGGAGTACGGCGACGACCGGGTGCCCATCGCGATCACACGAGTCGACTACGCTCGGGACGAGATTGTGCACATGACGTTGCGCAACTTCCTCCGACTGGTCGAGCTGCACTTTTGGCGCGAGCCCGAGCTGGCGGACGTCATCCCCATTCATGGAACCGAGGAGACAGAATGAAGATAGTAGTGGTAGGTGACTTGCATTTCCACCCCGGGTACGACAACAAGCGGGCGGATGCGATCGGAGAGTTTGCGGCGGAGGAGCTACAGAACGCCGGGGACGAGGGCTTCCTCGTTCTCATGGGCGACGTGTCGGACTGTGTGGCGTTCAACGACCACGGGACGAAGCTGGAGCTGGAGGGTGCGCGCTGGCAGGAGGACATTGAGTCCTGCCACGACGGGCTCGACCGCCTCATGCGCCCCTTCCACCGTCGCAAGCGGAAGCTCCCGCACCGCATGGTGGTGCTGGGCAATCACGAGAACCGGATCAACCGGTGGCTCGCGCAGGAGCCCCGCTTCGAGGGGATGATGGCGATCGACGACCTCGGGTTTTCCCGGTTCGGTTTCCAGACGCACCCCTTCGGGAGGATGGCGAACGTGGGCGGGGTCAACTTCGTCCACCACCTCGGGACCCAAACGGGAAGGGCCGCACAGATCACGAGCCCGACCAACGGGATCAAGTCCATCGGTGTCAGCACTGTCGTGGGGCACAGCCACACGTCGAGCTACACGCCGGTGTACTTCCGCGACCGGACGATCCACGGGATCGACGCCGGCTGCGCCATCCACAAGGACATGGGCTTCGGAGAGGGCTGGAGCCACCAGACCGCGCACAAGTATCGCCGGTGCGTCTGGGTGCTGGACAACGTGAACGACGGCGACTTCGACTTCCGCCAAGTGCGGTTGGACACGCTGGGGGTGTGATGACACCGAAAGAAGCCATCAAGATAGTCAAGGAGTTCGCCTGTGAACAAGGGTCACACGTGCAGTTCAAGGCGGTATTACTGCTGATGGAACAGGTAGTGCGCTTCGGCGAGCTGGACAGAGAGTACTGGTGGCGTGAGGAGTGCCGCCGGTGGGAGGAGGAGTAGGGATGCCCATCTACAATCATGTGTGCCGCGAGTGCGGCGAGGACTGGCTGGAGGAGTACAGCCTGGAGACCTACGACTACCTGAAGAAGCACGGCGTGGACATCGACTGTCCGACGTGCGAGAGCGACAACACGTACCGCGCGGTCGGTCACATTCCCGTCCACTTCAAGGGTGGCGGGTGGAGCCCGCAAGGGTACTACAAGTTCGAGGCGTACGACCAACTCCAAGCGGAAGGCAAGAAGGTCACGCGCTACGAGGACAAGGCGGAGATGGACCGCGTGATCGAGGGCGAGAAGAAGGAGAAGATCCTCAAGCGGATGAAGCGGGAAGACGAGCTGGCGAAGAAGTACCTCGGACCCGACGCCGCCTTCACCGAGAAGCGCGCGGAGAAGGCTCTGCAGAAGCGCATGAAGAGGAGCGAGGGACAATGATGTTCCCCACGGCAGCGGCCTGGTACTGGGCGGCCTGGGCGGTCGTGGCCGCCTTCCTGTTGTGGAGGGCGCGACGATGACCCTCTGCATCGCGGCCAAGTTCAAGGGCGGCGTACTCTGCGTGAGTGACTCCGCCGTTTCCGTTGGGCACAACCGCCTGACCAAGCCGGACATAAAGGGCTGGCACCGGCACGGCTCCTTCGTCATGTTCAGCGGGACGCTGTACTACGCGCAGGAGATACTGCACGCCGAGCCCAAGCCCCTACGGGAAGCGGTGCTGGCGGTCAAGCAGGAGCACAAGGACGACGAGGAAGACGACAGCGCCGAGCTGTTGGAGGTAGTGGACGGGGAGATCTACTACCACGAGTCGACCGGTGCGACGATGAAGGCTGGGGACTACGGGGCCATCGGCCACGGTAGCTCGATGGGGCTCGCCCTGCTCGACCTGATCTACACACCAGGGCGCAGCGAGAAGTGGCTGCGCGGACACCTGGAGAACATCATGCGGATCGTCGAGAAGTACGACGTCACCGTGTTCCGGCCTTCCCGCTTCGAGGTCATTCCTACAAAGGAGTAGGGTTTGCGAAATGGGCGCTGCCGAAATCTTGTTCAACTTCTTCGCCGTTTCCGCGTTCTTCGCAGCGGCGACAGATCACTGGTTCGTCGGTCGTGGGTATGTCGTGGTCCCGTTGCGGGTCTTCATGCTCGGCTGCTTCGTGTTCACGGAGGCGTACCTCAGT